TGATGAACTTCGTCATGATGCGGCACAAATCGAGCTTTGTCGCAGGTATCGACCGCTCATCTTGCACTATACGAATCGCATGGGAAACCGCGAGTTCCGCGAGGACGTAGAGAGCTATCTCTGGGCCATCCTTATAGAATCGATTTATAGCTTTGATTTGAATGGGGCCGTACCGTTCCCAGGCTTTGTGAAAGCTGGCATCATGTACGGTTACATGCGGTACTGGAAACGTGAGCGATTGCGTTATCGTCGTGAAATACACATCCCAGATCGCACCACCGATGATGGAGAAGTCGCCTTTGGCATGGATATCTTCGCATCTGGCGAGAATGTAGCGGATATGGTGATGAGTGCCGATGAAGAGCATAGGCTTCGTGCGCGTCTCGTGTGGGCCTTAGGTAGATTGTCTCCTGATCAACGAGACCTACTGCGCCGTGTCTACGGTGAGTGCCAAAGCTTGGTATCGGTTAGTGAAGAATTGAACTGCAGCCGCCAAGCTATCCAACGGCGTCACGAACGAGCCATTCGGAAGCTGCGCAGGTATTTGAGTACGGACTTTAAGGACGTGCGTGTACATTAGTTATTATAATTTAATTTCTTATTTATATCCTATATATTGCATATTTCTTTTAATCTCGATTAACGAATATACATAAAATATACAATTCTCAATTTAAATGAGAAAATAATGACACATCAAGGTATATATAACTTTTACAAGATCATAAAGTCATTAAATATACGTAAATTTCTATAGTTTTGTATATATATTTACAAATTATACAGGCTGATATACAATTAAGTCAGCAGCAGATTAAAGCATGCTAATCTGCTTTCACAGAACACGTGTTCATTGTATTGTTGAAAGGAATGTTCCTGATTAGATTGGAGAGGATTCCATGGCAATAGATGATAAACTAACAGATTTGATGGCCGCTCGGCTATCTAAGGGAGAAGACTTGGATTTGATTTATACGAATCCAAAGAATCACATTGTTTGTTTTATTCCTACCTATCAACCTAGTGGTGGGGACAGTACGAAGTGTTATTTTGTGGATGGACGGGAAGAAATGGTTCATCTGCCAATGCGCACGATTACGCGCGAGTTAGCGATGCAGGAAGGGCTGAGACCTAATTACATCATGACTAGCGACGGTCGGCGTAGCAGCTATACCGCGCCTAAGACCTATGGTCCGCATCTAACCTTTGCTCATATTAAATGTCGCCGCCCTATCGGCAAGGACGTGGTGTACGGCCTCTTTAACGTGGCTATACCCTATGAATATATCGTTACAGAAGGTCCGGAACCCGATACGAGCTATATTCATGTGGCGGACTTTGCACCCATCTTGGTGTACCAATCCCCGCGTCATGTCAAACACAAACTGAACGAAGCGATGCTAGAACACTGCAACTATGTGCGAAAAATGCTAGCCCGCATCAAACTCAGCCAAAACCCTCAAGTCGTGGCCGAACTATTTATCGCCTGGAGAGACCTAACGAGATAACTCGTTGGACGGTGAAAGTAGAAGTAGGAGGGTGGAGAGAAATCTGGAAAAGGAGGATAGGCGTATAAGAAAATAAATAGAACTGCGGGAGCAGATGAACTATTGAAAATAAGTTAAATATTGCACCTCAATAGAGCTACCTTATATAAGGTGGCTCTATTTTCATATATTTTTCATTAATGCTAGTGATGTGCTATAATAGACCTAGATTTAATCTTTGGAAAAATAAATCTGCGCCGTTGTGATAGTGGTGCGGTTTAACGGCGTTATTTTAGCTTGCTAAAGTGCCTTTTAGGATCAATTTGCAATCTCCGCCGGTTTTTGCATTTTAGAACCAGTAAATATCTGTTGTTTCAAAGACAGAGTTAAATTAAATAATCCCCTGATGGGGACGGAAACCAAACCGTATGTAGAGTAGCAATTAGGATATAGATATTTATTTACAGTAAAGTAAAACAATCCATTTTCCCAAAAAGAAGAGGAGATTGTTGCACCGTCACTTAGAATAGCTGCTCGTAATTCAGCTTCAGTTTTTTGTTTAAGATTGGCGGAATATGTATAGGAATTACTATAGCTACCATATCCGTAATTGCCACAAGAACCATAACTGTATACTGTTTTGCGTTCTTCGTAAGATGTATTAGAATATTGAACACCAGTATCTTTAGATGTATTCCATGTACCTAAGATAATTGCACCCTTTTTGCCAAGAATAGCATATTTATTAGTACCCATCGCCTTTTTAAGAAGATATTGAGTACTTTCATCATATAGTTTAGAACGCAATGGATACAGGATTTCAGCACCAAAATGCATCGTATCACTGTATGGAGCATTTAAGGCTTCGGCAGGTGTAAAATCAGCCATTACTCCATTATGAGAAAAACCAATATCAGAATACACATCTGTCTGACGCATTTCATCTAAATTGTCTGTCAATACAAATGGATGACAACATTCAGGAGAAACCTTACCAGAAGTTGCGATACGAAAATGGAATACACGGTCTTTATCATTTGGTAGGTCCTTTACGGCATTCCAGAATTCATCAAATTTCATAAAGCCTTTACGGATATGAACTTTCTTTTTCTGTGGGTCGTAAATCATAAAACCAGCACCATCAGGGTTATTAGCAAAACAAGTACGGAACTCTTTTTCACTAATATCAACACCTTTAGCCGCATAAGCAATTACACACATATTATTTCTCCTTTTTCTTTGCAATATTTTTCTTATCTAATAAATCAAGTAGTTCTTTGTATTTCCGTTTTTTAGCAAGGTTACGAATGTGAGACCAACCAATATACGGAATACTTTCCATGTTTGCTACGCTTGTTAATACATCAATAAATTGAATATAAGCATACAGTGTTGGAACATCAGTTGTACTACGGAACATACGGAACTCAATGGTATGTCTAGGACATAAATTTAATGCTCGATATTTAGCATTAGATTCTTGAGCGACATGGAAGATACTACGTAATTCTTTAACAGTATAACGGTATTTTTCACACCAGTTTCTATCATTTGAATCACGATTAGACATATATAAGATTGTATCATGATGATTTTCAATAAATCGTATCATACGTGCAATACATAATTCATTTTTAAAGAAATTACGATTAACATGCATGTGAATACCAGAACCTTCACTAGCTTGACCACCACAATCTTTAAGACGTTCCATAAAACCGCCCCAGTCAATCCCTAATAAATGTACTTTTGGTGTACATGGATGAGTAACAAATTCCATACCATCATTTAAAGAACCATCATGCTTAGCATATATTACTTCAGCTAACGAACTAATAATTCTATCAGCACGACTATCAGATTCACCACAATAATGATATTCTAATTCAATACCAATAAACTTTTTACCTTCACCTTGGAATTTAGGTTTTGGCTTGAAGTTATATGGATGGACACCACTTAATGGAGCGGCATCACGACTGGAATAATATTGACCGTTGGAGCATAGGTAAAACTGTGATGCCATTGCTTTTGAATGTTTTTCACCAGTATCTACAACTGTAATGAAATCATCTTCTGTTTCACCATAAGAACCATTATGACAAATTAATTTGTCTTTTAGGTCTGGATGGAAGTATACGACACCAAGGTCGCTCTTATAACCAGTAAGCATGTGTTGTTTAATACCATGTTTGTGAGTAATAGGACATGTTACAACTAATTCATCTACAATAATTGGATGGACACCAGTTTCTTTAACTATTGGTCGTTCATCTTCAATATAGAATGGCATATTTGTTACTGGACAAATTGCCAAATCTGGATTATTTTTAACTAAATCCATTTCATCATATCCGATATGAAGATTTTCGTAATCCTTACCAATTACAAGATGGGAAAATTGTGGTTCATAATATTTACCACTTAGACAAGACGGCAAGAAAAATTCAGGAGTATCTGCTACGTTGATATTTAGAATACCACAGCGTGTGTGAATTTCTAATTTATCTGTAAGTGGTTTACCAGTCATTGCACAAACTTCATTATTTGTACCAAGGACCGTATTATCCATATTTGCTAGTTGATAAATGTAACTATCAATTTTAGCACAAAAATAATACACAATATCACCACGTGTCATTACCGTGAGGATATTACCAAAAGAGTCTTTTAATACATCACCAATTTTATACGGCATTGCTTTGTGTGTAGCAGAAGAACATCCGTGGTTTAAAACGCTACGTTCACCAGCTCTACATTGAACTACCTGAGCATCGTCTGGCGTAATATCAACATCGTTAATGATGGTAGTCTCTTCTGGTTTCACAAATTGATGACGACCATCTCTTTTAATAATCAAACCATATTTATCATCATGGTCATACCCATCACCAACTACATAATATTTTTGGTCACGATATTTAACCGCTGTACCAAGGGTTAATCTATCCATTATAGAAAGTCTCCTTCCATTGTTCTGTCAACATTCACAAAATTTGTTGGTTTTCTGTGAAGTTCATGGTCCAAATAAAATGGGTTGGTAAATACGGCGATATTGCCATTTGGCATAATATCAGTACGACCAACTTGTACCAATTTACTACTTAATGTGCGTGTAGATTTAGCCAACCAAACAGGGAAAATACGTTTTACCATATATTTAGGCATTGAAGATGCCCCCTTTCTTTAATAAAAGACCAACACTATTATAAAACAAAGGAGAAGTAATCTCCTTGTTTTTACTAAAATAACGGCGTACATCCACAACTTCAACACCTTTAAGTGCTTTGGTCCATGCTGTATTTTCTGGTGTGAATAATGCAACTTGTGGGTCATATAAATCTTGTGCTAATGTTGTCATAGATACAATGCGTTCAACAAACCCCAATTTAAGTTCATTATCATTGTGATAACGAGCACTACATAATAAACCATTGATAAATACAAGACCAAGGCAATTAATACCATCATCAGCAATGATAACAAGTGGAGTGTCTTTACGAGCGTTACGTTTTGCAACTTGATATAACCCTTCCCCGAAATAACCAATACTACGCAAGTCCGTTCCAAAGCGTTTGAGACTGTTGCGAATACCAGCCACTTGTGCTTTTGGAATAGCAATCATAGATACATATTTTTGACCATTAATTTGACCAATACGTAATGTACCAAGGTCATACGTTGGAGAACCAACTTGATATGTCAATCCACCATATTTAATAGCTTCATCAGGCATATCCGTTTTTACCAACAACACTTCTGGACGATAAAATTTAGTAGCGTGAATACGATATTCACCCTTTTTGACTTTTTGGCAAATATCACTGATACGGTCAGTTTTTGAATATTTAGTACCACTAAATTCCGTGAAATTTACGGTATTTGTCTCGTCTAAATATGCAGAGAAACCAGTTTCCGTATTAACTGTTACAGCTAGATTTTTCATATTTCCTCCTTTGGTAATCTACCTAGCGATAAACAACCCATAATATTACTGCCTGTCCGTATAACTTGGGCAGGCACTCTTAAATCCTTACGATGCGGATACGAATTGATAAATAATTGCGACACAATATATGCCACATTTTCCCTTTCTGGTGGTAAGTCAATACATGTGTATCGACTTTCGGTTACTGGAATACCATCCTCATAATGACTAAAGGTAATTTCTTCTTCTAATCGCCACGCTTCACCAGTAGGTTCAATAACACGGACCACTTGACCATTCTCATTCAATATGGTAATATCATGAGGGGTTTTATTAATGAGTTCCACTAATTATTCTCCTTTCGTTTGTTTCCAAACCCATGTTTCCATAGCACCTGCTAATTCTACACTACGGATTTCATTAAAAGACATAAAACCAAAATCTTTATCAAAAAAGAAGTATTGGTCCTCCGTACTAAAGACACCCAATGCATGACTTGCCAAAGCAATATCAAGTGCGGTTTTCCCACCACACACGCCCCAATTATGGCGAGTATTTTTAAATGCCATGTCTTTAGGCTCTACACAAGAGTTATACAAGAAAACTTTGTCTTTAGGAGATAATTGTATTGCTAGTTGGGATACTTTATGTAACGCATTTTTGTTGAATTTTTGCATTTTCCATAATTCACGTGCAATTTTGATGCACATTACAGATACTTTGTACGCTGATGCAATGTTTATCACTTTTCGGTCAGTGATTTCTGCCACAAATGGTAAACCCAATCTGTCAGCTTCTATTTTTTTATTCATTAATATTTGATTAAAAATCCCAAAGATTGTTCTAGCCATTATTGTCCACCTTTCCAAGCAATATAGAGACAATAGATAATCCATGCCCCTATACCTATACATACTAAATTAATCATAAAGACAACCCATTATCTTCTAAGAATGTGCCGTCCGTTATACATAGGTATACTTTTTCATTTTCAATCACTTGGTCAAAAATATCCCAAGTACCAACAAAATGCATACCCACTGAACGGATTTTAACATCCATCCAATAACCATTTTTTCTAGCTATACGACCAAAATCCTTAGACATCAATTGGTCATTATTACCATCCCATGTTAAAAATACAGTATGGTCGTCTGTATAAGATGTGCGTTTTAATGGAATATCACACACCTTACCATTAATTAATCGTCTTGCAAATACAGGACGATTTTTCTTAGAATCGTAAATGAAGCTTAAATTTCCTACATCTTGTTTACTCATCTACCCCATCTCCTTTCGGAACTATCTATAATGAGGATAATTTTTTTATCTTGAATAATAATATCACGAATATGTTTTTCATGATAAAAAAGAGTATAGTGTTTGTATTGGTAATGGAACAGTCCAACCTTTACAATCGTATCCAAATTCAAAAATCTTGCAGCTTTGAATACAGCATTGCTGTTCATTATTTTTTCTCCGTCATCACACAATACTAATATATCAGGTGCTAGACGGAAATTATTCACTTCACGTGTTGTTTCAGTATACCTATCATGTATATACCATTTGTAGGTTTTGGGATTATTTTCTATAAAACGTAATATGTCATCGACTGTAATTAACATAATACCTCCTATAAAAATGCAGAAATTAAACCAAGTCCGACAATAATAATAAATACACCACACATAATTAAGAATATGAGCCACCAAATATCATTATTCATTATTGTCTCCTTCTAATTTAATATTCCAATCCACTTTCCAATGGTACTCCCAATGGTCACCATATTCACGGTCCTTGCCAACAGAAGATTTGTATTTTTGAGCTTCATGAATTAAGCCCACAGACAAAAGTGTGTAATATAAACACTCTTCAGGTGTCCATAATGGTGTATAATCACCATCATAGCATTCTGCAATATTATTACGGTAATCTACATAAAGATGACGGTCTTTTACGGTAATACAAGTAACATCACAATCTATATTGTCGTAAAAATCACGAACATAGATTTCATACGCAACAG